CACCGCGTGAGCCAAACTTCGATGGCTTTGGCCTGTGGCTGCTCACATCACCAGCAGTGCAGCAGGCATACGATCGCGCATTGGCCGGTAATGCCATCACTGCAGCATCGCTTCCTGCAGCGGTGCTGGCAGCTGCAGGCGGTGAGACCAAACACCTCCGCACCACACTGCTGCTGCTGCGCCGTCAAGGGCTGCTTGATGCCGACACGCTCACGGCGATGCTCACAAAGGCGCAAGACTGCAATCTCCCGGCCGAGTTCCTGGAAGCCCTCGGGATGCAGCAATGACTCACCCGCGCGCCATCATCCGCGAGGCTGCTCGCACCCGGCTGCTGAACCAGACTGCCGCTGAAGGGCGAGTCTTCACCGGTCGACTCATGCCCGTCGAGGAGCCCGAGCTCCCGGCGATCGTCGTTCACACCCGCGACACTGAGCGCAACACCGAGCGCTCGCCATCGCATTGGAATGGCTTTGAGCAGCGCGAGTGCATCCTCTCGATCGTCTGCGTCGCGCAGAGCTTCGACGACATCGACGCCGATCTCGATGTCATGGCCGACCAGGTGGAAGACGCCATGCAGTCCTGGGAGATCCCAGGCCTCGAGTCGGCTGAGGTGATGCTGCAGGACACCAGCTCGCAGGATCCCGACTTCGATGGCAGCCTCGCCACCGGCGCCACGGTGCTGCGCTATGCCGTCACCTACCGCAAGCCGTACCGCGAAACCCCGAACCCCTACGTGGTCTGCGCCGACGAGCCGCTGGAGCGCAGCGGCGCCTACCCTGGCGGTCGCATCACCTGCGACGGCCAGACTGGGGAGACCTGCCCCGTGGCTGACGCCACCATCATCGCCAACGGCGAGGAGCTCACCTGATGGCCACCCCCCGCAAGCGCGCGCGCACGACCGAGGGCCAGTTCAAGGCCGATGACCCGGCGACCACTGCAGTCAACGAGGCCTATGCACCCAGCGCCGTTGATCTGCCGCTGAACGTGGACAGCCTGGCTGGCTTCATGGAGATCGAACAGCCTGACCGCACCCGGCTTCGCAGCGCCCTGGATTTGGCGACGGCCGCGGCCGCGGCCACCATCGGCCGGCCGATCCGCGATGCAGAACCGCACGGCATCCGCCATGGCGTGCATCTGCTCGCCGCCGAGCTGCTGATCAAGGATCAGCTGGAGGCTGTACCCGCTGGCGTCGAGATCCCGGCGGTGGTGCGTTACCTCTGGCAGAGCGCCGGCTGATGATCGGCGTCAACCGCTCCGATCAGCTGACCGCTGGCGTGGGCTCCGCAGAGAGCACCGACCATGCCAGGCGGCTGAGCAACATGGCGCGCTACGGCACCGTGCACGAGGCCGACTACACGGGCGCGACGGCCGGCTTCCCGGCGATCCGCGTGCAGCTCCAGGACGGGGAGATCACAACCGACTGGATGCCGTGGTTCACGCCGCGCGCGGGCAACGATCGAGTCTGGGACCCGCCTGAGGTTGGCGAGGTAGTGATGGTGCTGGCCCCGTCGGGCGAGCTCGGCGCCGGCGTCGCCATCCCTGGCCTGTTCAGCAACGGCAACGCCAACGGCGATCGAGCCGGCCTGCAGCGCCGCACATTCCAGGACGGCACGGTGGTGGAGTACGACCGCCAGACGCACAAGCTGACGATCGACGCAACAGGCAGCAGCGGCACCGTGCTGGTGAAGGCCAACACGGTGCAGGTGACCGCCAGCCAAACGACGATCGGCGGCGGCCCGATCCACCTGAACCCTTGACGCCATGGCCAAGGTGATCCGCATCGGCGACCCGGGTAGCCATGGCGGCGCTGTCAGCAGCGGCAGCCCCGACACGTTCGCCAATGGCCTGAAGGTGGCGCGCATCGGCGACACCTACGACTGCCCGATCCACGGGCCGAACCCGATTGCCTCAGGCAGCCCCGACACGTTCGCCAATGGGCGAAAGGTTGCGAGAGTAGGAGACACCACCGCCTGCGGCGCGACGCTGCAGGGCGGCAGCCCCAACGTGGAGGCGAACTGATGGCAGCTGGCATGAGTCGCACGACAGGCGCCCCGCTGGGTGGGTTTGACCACCTGCGTCAGTCGATCGAGGACATCCTCACCACACCGATCGGCACGCGCGTGCATCGGCGCGACTACGGCAGCCGGCTGCCGAGGCTGGTGGACAGGCCGATGAACGCCAGCCTGGTGTCTGAGATGGTGGCCGCCACAGCCGAGGCACTGGACCGCTGGGAGCCGCGCTTGAGGTTGGAGCAGGTCAAGGTCGAGAACGTTTCCGCTGCAGGGCAGATCGAGCTCAGCCTGGTTGGCTACTATCTGATCAACGGCCAGCGGGTCGCCATTGAAGGCCTGGTGATCTGATGGCCACGATCGACTTCAGCTCTATCCCCGCGCCGGAGATCATCGAGCCGCTCGACTTCGAGTCGATCCTGGCTGAGATGATCGCCGATCTGCAGGAGCGCGACCCGTCCTACACGGAGATCCTTGAGTCGGATCCAGGCGTGAAGATCCTGGAGGTTGCCGCGGCGCGCGAGCTGATCCTGCGCCAGCGCGTGAACGATGCCCTCCAGGCGACGCTGCTGCGTTATGCCGGCGGCGGCGATCTGGACAACCTGGCCGCGTTCTATGGCGTCACCCGGCTGACCGACGAAGCGGATGATGCGCTGCGCGTGCGCGTGATCGAGCGCATCATGGGCAGCTCCACTGCTGGCGGCTCCGCCTGGTATCGCTACCAGGCGCTGAGCGCGAGCGAGCTGGTGAAAGATGCAGCGGTCTCCAGCCCGGCCCCCGGGGAGGTGCTGATCAATATCCTCTCCACCCAGGGCAACGGAGCGGCCAGCCCGGCGCTGCTGGCGGCCGTGGATGACGTGATGCAGAGCGACAGCGTGCGCGTGATCACCGATGTGGTCACCGTGGCCGGGGCCACCATCAACACGGTGGCCGTGACCGCTCAGGTCTACCTCTACCCCGACACGCCGATCGAGGTGTTCAACGGTCTGCAGGCCCAGCTGCAAGCCGCCTTTGCCGCAGCCTCGGGCCTGGGATGGGACGTGACCCGCTCTTGGCTGATCGCGCAGCTGCATCCGGCCGGCGTGCAGCGCGTGATCTTGACTGCCCCGGCGGCTGATGTAGTCTGCGGCCCCAGTCAAGCCCCGGCCCTGGGCGCGATCACGCTCACCATGGCCGGGCGTGATCGATGACGGCAAGCCGCTACGACCTCCTGCCGCCCAATGCCACGGCGCTGGAGCGCGACTTCAGCCGGGCAGCCTCAAGCCTGCAGCGCACCGGCCCGCCGGTTCCGCTGATCCGCACCGCCAAGCGCGCCAACATCCCCGACTCGGTGGTGCCGTGGCTGATCTACGAATACGGCCTTGGCGAAATCCTGCCCTACCTGGGCAACGATCAACGCCTGGCGATCGCCGAGGGCGTGTTGTGGCAGCGCATCCGCGGCACACCTGAATCGGTCCGCATTGCCCTTGGCTGGATCGGCATCGATGGCCTGATCGACGAATCTGAGGGCGGCTCCTACCGCTGGGCGGAATACCAGCTGGGCCTGTCCGAGGGCACCACCGGCGACGAGATCATCGATCAGATCGTCGCAATCGCGCGCGTCAGCTCACCCGTTCGCAGCAGGCTGCAGCGGATCTACGCGGTCTATGACTTCCGCCGGTTTGTGCTGGATGACAGCCTGCTGAGCGATGGCGGGATGCTCAGCGACCACAGCGGTGTGCGACCAGACCCGGACTGGCCGCAGATCAGCTACGGGCAGGTGCACGCCAGCCTGGTGGAGGAAGCCGCCACGGTGGCCAGCGGCCACACGGAAATGATCGGCCAGCTGGTCAAGAACTTCGACCGCTTCCTGTTGGATCACAGCCTGCTCGACGACGAGTGGCACACGGTGAATCACCCTGGTCTGCTCACAGAACAGGAGGGACTGAGCGGTCAGTATCGAGGGCAGGCCTGGAGTGCGTTCAGTTGGAGTTCAACGAACACCTGGCTGACGGCCAACGTCGTGGCCAGTAGCACTGTGACAACCCAGACCGCGTAGCATGAGAGGCGACTAAGGGGCGAGCATGGCGGCAGTCCTGACCACATCTGGCCGCGTTGCCATCGCCACGGCGATCAAGGCGCGCACCGCACACCTGGCATGGGGCAGCGGCGAC